GTCTTGCCAAGATTTAAAAATGACATGGCAGAGGCGTTTGAGACGCAGGGCGAGAAGTTAATCAGGCGCATAAGCAAGCTGAAAGCGGTTAAGGTATTTGACCTATTTGACATTGAGGCTTTATGGAATGAGCTGGCACTTGGTGACATCATACTTGAAAAAGGCGAGTATTGGATAACGCTTTCAATTGAAAAAGGGCTTGCGGCGGCAGAGGAAATAACAAGCATACCGCTTGCAGTGGACATGGCTTCAAGTCCGATGATAAGGGACGCAAGAAACGACATACTTGGCAAGCTGAAAAGTCTGACCGACAGGACGTCAATAGAAAATCTGCGCGGGCTTATAACGGACTCATTTACAAGTAATGATACCGTGCAGGACCTGACCAAAAAGATAAGGGCAGAGTTTGACCAGTATTCAAAGGTGCGTGCCGAGATGATAGCAAGAACTGAAAGCTCAAACGCATATGGGCGTGCTTCACTTGAATACTACCGGGAAGCAGGTATTAAGTACAAGAGATGGCAGACAATGGAAGATGACCGGGTATCAGATATATGCTGGGCAAACCAGAATGCAGGCACAATATCAATGGATGCCTTATTTCCAAGCGGCAATTTAAACGAACCCAGTCATCCAAATTGCAGATGTAGTATGGTGCCGGTATCAGGCGAATAAGCGTAATTTAAAATCAAATATACACAAACACCTTTTAAGGGTGTTTTTTTATTTAAGGAGTGGATATGGAACTAACCCAGCAACTTATAGACGGGCTTACCAAAAAGACATTATTTGATAACTTTGAAATCAAGCAGAAAGGCGGCAGGGGATTATTTAAGGGCTTTGCTTCAACATGGGATTTGGACGAGGGCGGCGACAGGATAATACCCGGAGCATTTACAGGTAATCTGTCAAAGTTCATGGAAAACCCGGTATTGTTATTTAGCCACATGTTAGACAAGGTAATCGGCTCATGGAAGCACATGGAGGAACAGGACAAGGGATTATACGGCGAGGCTGAAATCAACTTAAAGACACAGCTTGGCAAGGACGTATATGAGCTTGTAAGTGATGGTGACTTAAAAGGGCTTTCAATAGGATATGAGATAGAGGACGGCGCAACTGACAAGATAACAGGCGTGCGCAACTTGATGAAACTTAAATTATGGGAAGTGTCAATCGTTGCAATCCCCATGAACCAGAACGCATGGATTACCGGGACAAAGATATTTACCGGCGTTGATATTCCGAAAGAGGAAAAGCCGGAGTTTAAATTTAAGTTCAAGCACAAAGACAGTGACCTTAAATTTGATGACCTGGCAATAGACGTTTACAGCCTGTATGAAAAATCAAATGACGAGCGTGAAAAGATAGACGCGCATTTAGCCAAGCATTATGGTCAGCTTGAAAAGAAATACCCGGAGTTCAACGATGGCAAGGGTATTGATGAGGCGTCACTAAAAGACATTACTTTTTATGAAGATGAGCCGCACCTTTATGAAAAACTTAGATTTAACGGCTCACTTGAAACCATCATTAATTTAGCCAAGCACTGGCAGGACGAGGGAAGAAGCCAATCTGAAATCGAGCCTTACATTGCAGAGGCTTTAATTAAATTAAACGAATTGTTACCGCAAGCCAATGCGGAAATGGAAGCCAATCCTGTAAAAGACAATGAATCAATCGACACAATCAAAAAGACTATTGATGACACCATGTCAAAGATAGCAAAAATCACAAACTTTGAAGCCGAGCTGAAATCAAGCGTTAAACAGATGTTTAGTGAGCTTGTAAGCAAAGCAACAGGAAAGGAATATAAATAAAATGGCAGAAGAAAAAAAAGAGATAACCTTAGAGGAATTAAAGGCACAGGTTGCCGAAATTTCCGATGCGGTTAAAAACATAAAAGAGCCAAACAAGGACGAGCTTATTGCCGGCATAAAAGACATCATGGAAGCACAGGTAAAAGAGCTTATTGCACCTAAAAAGGACAAAAGCGTTGAAGTCGGCGACCAGATAGAAATAAACAAAGGCAAATACAAAGGCATGAGTGTCAATGAGCTTGAAATGCACGGGCGTATCTGCAAGGCGTTTTCTATCCCGCTTTCAAGCGATTTTCAGAAAGCAATGGACAGCACAACCCCTGATGCCGGGGACGACTGGGTACCGACACTTATGGACTCTGCATTGTGGGAAAACTGGGTTACACAGTCAAAGATTGCAAACTTAATAAGATTTGTTGATATGCCGTCTAATCCTTACACACTGCCCATTAAAGACAGCGGAATGACAATCTATTACAACTCTTCCGAAAATACAGCAACAACAGCTTCTAACCCTAACACCGGGAGCGTTTCACTGTCAGCTGGTAAGATAATGGGCGAGATTGACTTCTCTGACGAACTTACCGAGGACAGCATACTTTCAATCAGGGATATTCTTGTTAAGGACATGAACGACAAGATGACACAGGCAATTGACAATGTAATCCTTAACGGTGATACAACCACAGGCGCATTAAATATCAGCTACTACCTATCTGGCGGTTCAAATATCGCTGCAACAAACAAAGTGTTAATCTTTGACGGACTTAGGCACTTTGCACTTGTTGATAACACAAGCCAGAAAACAGCGTTCTCATCTGCACCGACACAAGACAAGTTCCTTGATGTAATGCAGCTTATGGGAAAATATGCTACAAATCCGAGCGACTGTGCGTGCATTGTTGACCCCTGGACATACCTTGCAATGCTTGATATTGCTGAACTTGTTACCATTGATAAATACGGACCAAGCGCAACCATATTTAATGGGGAAATAGGCAAGATTCACGGCGTATCAGTAATACCGAGCGAACAGTTTGGAAAGACAGACAGCGCAGGTTATGTAAATCAGACAAGCGGCTCCAACACAGTCGGCAGTTTGGTAATATTCCACAGACCAAGCGTTATAGCAGGAAGAAAACGTCAGGTAATGCTTGAAAGTACAAGGGATATTCAGAAACAAGAAACTATACTTGTAATATCAACAAGACTTGCATTTAAGCCTTGGGGTACTGCTTCAAGCGATACATACGTAGGACTTGGCTACAATATCACAGTCTAAAAATAGTTAATATAAGTGGGGCGGCAGCAATGCCGCTCTGCTTCCATTTAAGGAGTTATCATAGAGAAGTTTATTACAACTGATAAAATATACCACCACCCTGACAGGCTGCTTGCATATAAAAATAATGAAACAGTTTATCCCGTGACCGTTGAGATACACCTTACAAACAGGTGCAATATCAACTGTTATTATTGCAGCTTCAAGGACAAGCATAATGGCATACAGATGAGTTTTAGTAATGCTGTTGCTGCAATAGCACGGCTTGCAGATATGGGAGTCAAGGGGCTGACGTTTAGCGGCGGCGGTGAGCCTACCGTACATGATGACCTACTTGAAATAGTACAGTTTGCAAAAGGTAAGGGCATGGACGTATCACTTATAACCAACGGCGTGATATTTGATGTGCGCCTGCTTGATAGTCTGACATGGGTGCGCTTTTCACTTGACGCCGCCAATCCTTTTACCTACAAGAAAATAAAAGGCGCTGGCAAGTTTGGTGATGTGCTTGGAAATATAATAGACGCCGTAAGGTACAGGGCAGGCAAGAAGCTAAATACCACAATAGGCGTTCAGTCAGTAGTTTGTGATGATAACTTTGAACAGACATTTGAAATAGCAAAACTTGCTGACGGACTTGGCGCTGATTATTTCCAGTTCAGGCCTGTTGAGGGTACTGTACCCAAATATAAGCCTGCCATACCTGAAAATGATTTAAGGGTAAAGATAATCGATAGCTGGTACAAGTGGGAGGAACTTGGCAGCGTTAAAAAATATACGGACTGTTCGGGAGCTGACTTTATAGGTGCAGTAGGTGCTGACCTTAATTTTTATATCTGCTGCCACCATGTAGGGGACGCTTCGGCAAACTACGGCAATATTCTAACCGATAATGTGCTGGCAAACAGACATAAGGTTCAGGATGCTTTTGATTATGGCAAATGCCCGATTGCGTGTCGTGGTTCAGTAATAAACAGGCGGCTTAGCAAATACAAAACAATTGAACACGTTAATTTCTTATGAGGGTATTTTACTTAGACGCTTTTGATACTACATCGGCATATTACAGGACATACATAATAAACAATGCACTTATTACAAACGGC